CCGCTGGCGAGCCGTCGCCGGTTCGCGACCGGAACGGCAATCGGAGCGATCGACCGCGCAGTGCTGACATTGCCGATGTCGAGCGCCAAATTGCCAGCCTGGCCAATCGAGCGACGCAGGATCTGCGGGTTGGTTGGCGCCAGTTGCATCGCACCGGACCGCCTCCGGGCCTCAGTCGCGATCTGATCATCCGAGGCCTCATCCATGAGCTGCAAGAGCGAACCTATGGCGGCTTGAGCCTAGCGCTGCGGCGCCGCCTGCGCACCTTGTCCGCAGAGTTCGAGAAAGGCGCTTCGTGCTCCGATTCCAGGACCGGGCTGAAGACCGGCACCACGTTGGTGCGTCAGTGGCGCGGCCGCGCCCACACCGTTCTCGTTCGCGAGAACGGGTTCGAATATGAGAGCCAGCACTATCGCTCGCTGACCATAATCGCCGAGAAGATCACCGGGGTGCATTGGTCGGGGCCGCGGTTCTTTGGACTGACCCGGCGAGCGGGTGTTTCGGTGGCCGAGGTCGGCCGATGACGCGGTCAGCTGGCAGCAGCACTCGGCGGAACGCAAGGGTTCGCTGTGCGATCTACACCCGTAAATCCTCTGAGGAGGGGCTCGAGCAGGAATTCAATTCGCTGCAGGCACAGCGCGAGGCCTGCGAGGCCTTCATCACCAGCCAACTGCACGAAGGCTGGGTGTGCCTGCCCGCAGTTTATGACGACGGCGGCTTCTCCGGCGCCACAATGGATCGGCCGGCCTTGCAGCGGCTGCTCGCCGACATCACGGCGGGCCGGGTCGACATCGTGGTTGTCTACAAGATCGACAGGCTGACCCGATCGCTCGCCGATTTTGCCAAGATCGTCGAGATCCTCGACACGAGGAGCACGTCGTTTGTTTCGGTGACCCAGCAGTTCAACACAACGACCTCGATGGGGCGCCTGACCCTCAATGTTCTGTTGTCCTTTGCGCAGTTCGAGCGTGAGGTCATCGGCGAGCGCATCCGCGACAAGATCGCCGCCTCGAAAAAGAAGGGGATGTGGATGGGTGGGGTGCCGCCCCTCGGGTATCGGGTGCAGGACCGCAAGCTGGTCATCATCGACAGCGAGGCGGAACTCGTGCGCTCGATCTTTCGCCGCTATGCCGAACTCGGCTCGGTGCGGTTGCTGAAGGCGGAGCTCGACGCCCAGGGACGGACAAGCAAGTCGTGGACGAGCGCCGCAGATCGGGTGATCGGCGGCAAGCCCTTCTCGCGCGGTGCGCTCTACCTGATATTGCAGAACCGCACCTATCTCGGAGAAATCGTTCACGAGGGGCTATCGCATCCTGGCGAACACGTGCCGATCATCGATCAGCCGCTGTGGGATGCGGTTCAGGCCCAGCTCGCCGAGAATACCGCCGACTGCAACTCCGGCCCCCGCACTCGCCAGCCGAGCCTGCTTACCGGCATGCTGTTTGATCGCGACGGCAACCGCATGACGGCGAGCCACGCGGTCAAGAAGGGCACGCGCTACTGCTACTATCTCTCCCGCCCGCTGATCACCAAGGATCAGGGCGAGAGCTCGACCGGCCTGCGCATCCCCGCTGGGGAGATCGAGCGGCTTGTGACCAGCCGAGTACGCCAATGGCTTCGCGATCCCGGCAGCATCTACCAGGCGACACGGCTTTCCGATGCATCTGCCCAGCGCCGACTGGTCGTGCGCGCCGCGGAAATCGACAAGAGCTGGCCCGAGTTGCCCGCAGCACGACAGCGCGCCTTCTTGACCACCCTGATCGAGCGCATCGACGTCGGAGCCGATCGGATCGACATCCATTTCCGCCCGACAAGGCTACGCGTATTCATCGACGTCGCAGCCATGCGCTCGCCGGGCGCGACCGACGACGAGACTCAGATCCTGTCCATCCCTGTACGGCTGCGCCGCTGTGGGCGAGAGATCACAATGCTGATCGATGGGGCCGACCCGTCTGCCGCAACGAAGCCCGATATGCGGCTGATCAAGCTGCTGATTAGGGCGCGCCGCTTCAACGTCGCACTCGTCGGCGGCGACGGCGTGCCGTTTGCCGCGTTGGCCAAGCGGGAAGGCGTGAGCCCATCCTATTTTACGCGGCTCGTCCGCCTCAGCTATCTCGCCCCGGACATCACCGAAGCCATCCTCGACGGTCGTCAGCCGCGCGATCTGACCGCAGACAAACTGCTGGCGCACTCACGTTTACCGCTGGCCTGGCACGAGCAGCGCATCGTGCTCGGCTTTGCTTGAGCCGATCCGAACTCAAAGCTCGACCGAGATCGCTAACCCCCCAAGGCGACCGACGTCGCTTGCGGCCAGCCCCGCCAATCTCGCGAACCGCATCCAGCAGCACTGCGGTACTGGAATATAGCTCGACAGAGACACTACCACTCCTCGGCTCGATGTTGCGCGGCTTCGCGCGTCTCTGCCGACCCTGTCGCCCGGCATAGTCCCCAAACTGGCGGAAAGCCCGGGCTTTGTCACGAACCGAGGCGAAATCCGGAGAGAGACGGACTCTCTGCTGGAGGGGAGAGTCACGAGCGAACCAGTCTCTGAAGTGGGTTTTTCGTGAATCGGGAATTACGGTCCGATTCCAAGGCGTTTATAAATGATGTCGGAAGCGTAAGGGTGCCATTTCGGGCCCGGATCGGCCGGAATTTTGCTTTTGTCCCTCGGCTGGGCCTCCGGCTATATCGTTTTAAGGTATTAAAAACGCTAATTTTTTATGCCATCAGCGAGTTAGCCTTGGGTGAATTTCCCGTCTATAAAAATAGCCGCGTCGACCGCGTGATGTCCTACTCAGCTAAAAACCTCATATTCTCCAGCCACTTAGAGGGCCATGGCCGGTTGATGAATTTACCGCGCCATCGCTGCGGTCCTGCTGGCCACCAATCATTAGCAGCACTTGGTCCGATATGGTTTGGTGGTGTTCTTTGGTTGTAGGGGCAAGGCGGGGCACCGCGGGTCCAAGGATCGCCGGAGCGGTTGAGCCGTGGTCCGTTCGAGCCAGGAACGCAAAGAGACGATTGACAATTTGGCTCGACATTGCTATAAACGCACCGAAATGATTTGCACGTTGGGCGAAGCCCATATTGGGCGTAGGTAACCAAACTTGCGACATTTGTCAAGTCAGCCTTTGCGTCGCGCAGGATTGGAACATCGATTCAGCAACCTGAACGTGTGATAATGTTGCTGATTTCTTATCAAGCGCTTTTATTGCTCTAGACATACCGGATGGCAAGCGCCGTCGCGAGGTGAATAATGACATCGATGGAGTCTCGGGCCGCGGTGGCGAGCCCGACACGGCCATGGCCGGCCGATAGGGTCGAGTTGTGGCCGACCGAAACGCTGATACCCTATGCGAACAACCCGCGGCTGCACAGCGCGGCCGACATCGAGAGGATCGTCGCCTCGATCCTGAAATGGGGATGGACCAACCCGGTCCTGGTGGACGAGCAAGGCGTGCTGATCGCCGGTCACGGCAGGGTCGCCGCAGCGGCGCGGCTGGGGCTCAAATCCATTCCGGTGATTGTCGCGCGCGGCTGGAGCGCGGAGGAGAAGCAGGCCTATCGCCTGGCTGACAATGAACTGGCGGCACGGGGGAGTTGGGACCTTGATCTGCTGCGCAGTGAGCTGGGTGATCTCAAATTTAGTGGCTTCGATCTCGATCTGATCGGCTTTGAGCCGGATCGGCTTGACGAGATCCTGAGGGGTTTGGGGTCAAGCGGCCTGAGCGATCCCGACACCGTCCCGGATGTCCCCGATCAGCCGGTTACGGTGCCCGGCGACATCTGGCGGTTGGGAGACCACTGCGTCGGCTGTGGCGACAGCATCAACGCGGCGGATGTCGAGCCGGTGCTGGCCGGAGCGCAGCCCCAGCTGATGGTCAGCGATCCCCTTATGGGGTCGGCTATGATCCGTCCTGGCGAGCCCGCCGTGGGGTCAGCTCCGGCAAGCTCGCGCAAGGCAAGGTGCTCAACGATGACCGCGCCGACTGGCGGCAGGCCTACGCGTTGTTTACCGGGGATGTCGCTTATGTGTGGCACGGGGCGCTGCACGGCGATGTGGTCGGCGGCGATCTGACCGCCTGCGGGTTTGAGCTGCGCGCTCAGATCGTCTGGGCCAAGCCGCATTTCACCCTGAGCCGGGGCCACTACCATTGGCGCCATGAAACCTGCTGGTATGCGGTGCGTGAGGGCAAGCCGGGCCACTGGCAAGGTGGCCGCAAGCAAACCACCGTGTGGGAGATCGCTAACAACAATCCATTTGGCAATCGACAGCGCGAACAGAGCTGGGGGCACGCCACGCAAAAGCCGGTCGAGTGCATGCGTCGCCCAATTGTCAACAATAGCCGGCCGGGCGAGCTGGTCTATGATCCGTTTCTCGGTTCGGGCACGAGCCTGATCGCGGCCGAAATGACCGGCCGCATCTGTTGCGGTCTCGAGATCAGCCCGGCTTATGTCGATGTCATCGTGCGACGCTGGCAAGCCTTCACCGGGCGGAACGCGATCCACCAAGCCTCGGGACAGTCATTCGACGAGCGCTGCGAGGATCCAGATCGTTCAGGCGCGTTCGATGGCTAGAAACCCGTTTGTCGTCAATGCTGCGGTACGCGAAAAGGTGCGCCATCTGGCCGGGCTTGGCGTGCGCCAGGACGATATCGCCAGGATTGTCAGATGCTCGCCGAAAACGCTGCGTAAGCGATGTCGTGATGACCTCGACGGCGGGGTCGCCGAGGCCAATGCCCTCGTCTCCGGCTCGTTGTTCGCCGCCGCAAAGAGCGGCAATGTCGTCGCACAGATCTTCTGGCTGAAGACACGGGCGCAATGGCGGGAACGCGCCGCACCCGACGACCGGGCCGCGGGCGGCGACGCTGACGCGAATTCACCGCTGGTCCTGGTGCTGCCCGACAACGGCCGAGATCCCGACCTGGTGCCGGCGCCGCAGGATCTCGAGCGGCAACGCCGAGGCTGAGAACGTGCATCTCGATTTAGTCTTCGTGCCGACCGTAGAACTCTCCCGGACAGCGCTGGCACCGGCTTCGCAGAGCGCCGCGGAACAGACAACCTCGCTATTCGAGGCGTGAACATGGCATTTCCATTCGCGGCAAAAATCGCCGCACAACCTGGACCGCAGACCACGTTTCTGCGCAGCGGCGCCGACATCTGCATCTACGGCGGCGCAGCGGGTGGCGGGAAGACCGCCGGCCTGATCTTGGAGCCGCTGCGCCATGTCGGTCGGATCGCCAATTTCACCGCCGTCTTCTTCCGGCGCACGATGCCGCAGATTACCAACCCCGGAGCGCTCTGGGACGAGAGCTTGAGTGTTTACCCGAGGCTTGGCGGCACCCCGCATGTGCGGCTGCGCGAGTGGCGTTGGCCGCGCGGCGGCAAGATCAAGTTTTCCCATCTGCAATTCGAAACCACGGTTTATGACTGGCAGGGTGCACAGATTACGTTGATCTGCTTTGATGAACTGACGCATTTCTCGGCCC